CTTCAGAGCAATTCGAAACTGGGAATACAGATATGGATTCTTTATCAGATACTAAACAAGAAATATACAATTTCTTAATAGGAGCAACTTTCCCCGGATTCACTGCTGCTTATAATAAAGCTATACGCGGAGAACAATATTATGTTCAGGGATCAGTTTCGGGGACTACATCATATTTCCGCATGTTAGACTTCGATTTAGACGGAACTGGAATGACTGCTAGACTTGCATCTATAGACGGAGTTACATTCTCCAACCCAACAATTCTTACTAGTAATATTTCTGGTTCTACATTCAGAATTCTATCAGTTGCATCCACAAATGATATAGTAACAATTAATCCGATTTTGGAAGATTTAAATGGAGAAATTCAGCCTCTTGACTATCAAAGAGGTTTTACTGGTGCTGGTAGTAAAATAGATATTTCTATAGTTAATTTTAGTGAAATAGATCCATTCTCAGAAGGCAATTACTAATGTTCAATTCATATGATAATCAATCTATAAGAAAATTAGTAGTAGCTTTTGGTTCTTTATTTGATGAAATATATGTAACTAGAAAAAACGATACTACTGGTGTTATAGAAAATGTTAAAGTTCCTATAACATTTTCATCAAAAGAAAAATTTTTACGAAGATTAGAATCTCCTTCTTCTATTAGCGATAATGTAAAAACGCAAATAAATGTACCTTATTTGAGTTTTGAAATAGCTGCAATTTCTTATGATTTTGGTAGAAAAAGAAACAAATTAACTAAAACTAATAAAACTGTTGTTGAGGATGGTATCCCGTCTTCAAATTATATAACCTTTTCGGAGACACCAATAAATGTAATATTTAATTTATATTTTTATTCTAGGAGTTTAAATGAAATTTTTCAGGTTTTAGAGCAAATAATGCCATATTTTAATCCTGAATTTAACATTAGAATAAACTTTAATAAAATATTTCAAAATGTAAATGTTCCAATTTCTTACAGAGAATTTAAATTAATTGATGATTATGAAGGATCATTGCAAAATAGACGAACATCAATTGGTGTTATCTCATTCAGCGCATCTTCTTTTATTTTCGGGGAAATAAAAGAAAAAGATGTTATTCAAACTGTTACCAGCAGTTCTTTATTAGATCCAGATCTCAACGTTGATATCAACTTCGACATAACAAATATAGTCATAAATACGCTTTTGGATAAAGTAATATATTCTTTACCATCTCAACAATCAACATTATTGAGTAATATGACATGGACCGAATATAATACAATGGATCTTGAAACAAGAATTAGTATTTTTTCATTTGATACTAATGTATTGTTACACACATTGCGTATTCCAGCAAGAACAAATGCACTAACAAATGCTCAATTAAATGAAATGATTACAAATATATGCACTGAATTGGATATTTGTTCAAATGTAGAAACAACTGAACGAATTTTGGTTTTCCGTGTGGAGAATGGTCTAGTTCAAGCACAGAGAAATTTTAGAGTTATTATGAATTGTACTACAGCATGTCAATAAATAAATTAAATGAATTTTTTGAAATAGAATCTATTGGCAATACAGCCAGCAATCAAATCCAAAAATCATCTGAAAGTGATTATGAATATGCCAGAGAAAATCTATACGACATAATAAACAAATCAAAAATTGCTCTTGAAGGAATTATGAAGGTTGCGACTGAAGGTGATTCTCCAAGAGCATATGAAGTGGTAACTCAAATGTTGAAAACAATGTCTGAGATTAATAAAGATCTAATAGATCTTGAGAAGATAAAGAATGAAGCAAATAAGACTACCATTAAAACAACGAATAATAATTCATTCTTCATAGGATCCACTAGTGATCTACAGGATCTGATCAACCCCGAAAGAAGTAAGAATAAATCTATAGAAATGATTGATGCGAAGGTGGTAGAGGATGTCAAGGAAATTTAAGGGTTACTTAGGTAATCCAAATCTAAAAGAAGCTGGAGTAAAGATTGACTTCACCGAAGAACAAATTCGGGAATATGTTCGTTGCTCTCAAGATCCCATTTATTTTATTAAGAAATATGTCAAGGTAGTATCTCTCGATAAGGGTCTTGTTCCTTTTGAATTATATGATTACCAAGAGGACATGATTAATAAAATGCACAACAACCGTTATCTTATTGCCAAACTACCGCGTCAGTCTGGTAAGAGCACAACGATTGTTGCGTTCATTCTTCACTATATTCTTTTCAACCAGAGCATGAGCGTTGGTATTCTAGCCAACAAAATGAATACTGCTAGAGAAATTCTTGGCCGTCTTCGTCTGGCCTATGAGTATCTTCCCAAGTGGCTCCAGCAAGGTATCATCGAATGGAACAAAACATCCATTCAGCTTGAGAATGGCTCAAAGGTCATGGCATCTGCCACATCATCATCGGCAGTTCGTGGTGGATCATTCAACCTCATCTTCTTGGACGAATTTGCCCATGTCTCTCAAAACATAGCAGAAGAGTTCTTTAGTTCAGTTTACCCTACAATTACCTCCGGTCAAACCACGAAGGTATTCATGGTATCAACCCCAAACGGACTGAATATGTTCTATTCCTTCTGGAAGGGGGCTACAAGGAAGCAGGGAGAGGAGGGCAAGAACGAGTACATACCCATAGAGGTGTCTTGGAGACAGGTTCCTAAGTACGCTGGTGGGCCTCTGCGCGACGAGCAATGGAAGCAGCAGATGATTGCCCAGACCAGCGAACAGCAGTTTGAGCAGGAGTTTGAATGTTCATTCCTTGGTTCTTCAAATACCCTCATCAGTGCCAGCAAGCTAAATTTACTTCAGTTTGATAGACCGATAGCAAAGGAGCCAGGGGGCCTTTATATCTACGACGAGCCAGTTGAAGGCCATGCCTACTTCATCATGGTCGATGTCGCCAGAGGTCAGGGAAGAGACTATACGGCTATGGTGGTGGTCGATTCCACCGAAAAGCCCCATAAGGTCGTGGCTAGGTATAGAAATAATCTTATATCTCCCTTTGATGTTCCGCCGGAACTCTACAATTTGGCAATAAAATATAATAATGCACACTTACTAATTGAAGTCAATGACATCGGCGGTCAGATTGCCGATGCCATGCACGAAGATTATGAGTACGAAAATATCATTCAGACTCAGATGATGGGTCGTGCAGGACAAAAAGTAACCTTGGGATTCGGTCGCGGAACAAAACAAAGAGGCGTAAGAACCAGCTCTGCGGTCAAAAAACTGGGTTGTGCAGTTCTAAAAAATTTAATTGAGCAAGATAGACTCTTGGTCAGAGATTTTGATATCATTCAAGAATTGATGACTTTTGTTTCAAAACATCAGACACATTGTGCAGATGATGGTTATACAGACGATTTGGTTATGTGTTTGGTTCTTTTTGGATGGTTGACTAGACAAGGCTACTTCGAAGAGATCATAGACATACAAAAAAAGAAAATTATAAATACCACAGAGAAAGAAGAGGAAGAGAACACTACTTTTTTTATTGGATCTAAAGAATTCGATACAGAAAAAACATTCAAAGAGGATAATGCTCTTTGGTTCACAGAGGAATAAAACATATGCCAGGAATTAACATATTCGAAAATTCATCACCAATACTCGCCAACACACAAGTTGATTCGTCAACCCACTTATCAGCATTTCTTTGTGGATATTCATTATACCACAAAATAACGCAAAATGATACTCAACAATTAGGATATAAAATTATAAACAGTCCTACTGATTTATTATCAAAATTTAATATTGCTGTTCTAAGTGGAGCTTCTTCTGGTTTTGCCTCTGGAGCCGGATTCAGCGGAGGAACAGTTCACGATAGAGAACTTCATTCGGCAATTAATTATCTTCAGTATGGTGGTATTTTAGTGGCTGCTACGGGAGCAACAGCATTAAATAATACAGCTTTAGCAATTGATAGCGTTTTCTGCGAAGATAAGGCAATGATGCCTCATGTAATTAATCTAGTAAAATTAAGACAAGATTGTATTGGAATTGTTGGTAGTTCAGCAGAATATCACAACGGAACTTCTGCTTCTTACAATGCTTCATCGCTAGCCCATTATTCTATGTTTGGTATCACTGGAATAACTGGTGCAACTTCTACTGATGAATATTTCTTTAGTATTATTGGAAGAAAAACGATAGATAGACAATATGGAAACACTGGCTCAATTGACATTCTGGTAGGTTCAGATGTCGCCGGATTGATGGCACGAACTGATATTAATGGTCAGTTCTTCCTACCTCCTTCTGGAATTCGTAAGGGACAAATTAATTTCTATACAAACTATGAACCTAAACTATCTGAAACAGATATGAATACTCTTGAATCAACCTATGGCATTAACAGTATTGCAAAATTGGTTGGCTACGCCGATAGCGCATTTGTAATGGGAGATGCTACTCTAGAGCAAACCGATACTGATAGAATGCATGTTGGTATTGTAAGACTTATTACTGGAATTAAGCGAGGCATCAAACCACTACTTCAAGGAGTTCTCTTTGAAGTTAATAATGAGCAAACCAGAGAAAGACTTTTTACTGCATGTTCCGCATATCTTTCAAGACTTGTTGATATTCAAGGATTGTCTGAGTTTTCAGTTCGATGCGATTCATTTAATAATACCGATGAAATCGTAGCTGCAAAACAACTAGTTTTAGATATTTCATTTAGACCTATATACCTAATTGATTCAGTAACATTCAGATTTGTACTAAATCAAGGATAATGGCACTTAATTATACCCTAAAACAGACGGAAGAGAAAAAAATCGTAGATGGGGGATTCCTCATCTACGATTCTCTTTTTTTAAATGTATTGGGTATAACTTCAGAATATAAAACACTAGAATCAATTCAAGATTTTATAAAACTAATAAATTCTGCTGATTTTACATATATTGATTCTAGAGTAGTAGATGCTGATTATTTTTTAAAAGAAATAAACAATTTTAATTCAAGTTCATTTACATCAAATATAAGAAAAATTGATTTTTATTTTAATTATATTCTAGATGCATTACATTATAATTATACAATTCATTTAATAAATGCTACAAATGAAAATAATGTATATTTTACAATAAATGAAAAAAACTTAGATTATCTTGTTTATGATCCATTAAAAACTTCTATCTCTGCTAATTTTATAAATGAAATAAAACTAAAAGCAATACCAATTTTATTTAATGCATCATTGAGAGAAAATTCGTTTTTACCATTAGAAAATTCTTATATTGTTTCGAACGTCACAGATATTTCTACACAATTTGATAATTTTTATCTTAGACCAGAATTAACAGATTCTGATTTCAATCAACTGTCTTTTACGATTGGAGGAGTTAAAAGATCGAAAAGATACTATAGTGATGATAATATTTCTGATGACTCAGAATATTCTAACTCCCCATATGTTTTAATACCTTTACTAAGTGATATTGCTGGAATGATGGCCAGATCATATTCCTTGTATCCCTGGACTTCGATTGCAGGAATACAAAATGGAAAGATATTGAATCAAAAATTTTCAAAAATAAATTTGCCAAATATCAATTATTCTGAAGATATAATTCCATCAACTCCAACAAATATAACATTTTCCTCCAACTCTAAACTAAATGTAGCTCAAACAAGAGCAATAAATTCTGTATTGAAACTATCCTCAATAGGAATAAAAGAATATTTTTTGGCAACTAATTTATCTGGTATTACATCTACAACTAATGATGTTAAGAAAACATTTTCTTACTCTACTCTTTATGCAGATATAGTTAAAAAATCAAAATCTACAATAACAGAGTATCTTTTTGAGCAAAATACACCAGAAATTAGAGCAGAAATAAAGCAAAAATTTGATTTATTTTTAGAAGAAATTAAAACCAATAATGGTATTGAAAGTTTTTTAGTTATTTGTGATGAAACTAATAATACTAATGAAAGTATATCGACAAATAAACTAGTAATAGATATAAATTTTAAACCAGTACAAAGTAAAGCAGTTATAAGTTTAAATTTTACTACATAATAATATAATAGAGGTAACATATGTCAAATGCCATATCATCATTCATCAGCGGATTTAGAGGTGGTACTAGAAAAAATCGTTTTAAAGTATCTGGGACATTTCCTGAAGGAGTAACCGATACTAAATTAAATTTTCATGTTTTATCTGCATCTCTTCCTAATTCTACACTAGGAATTGTAAATTTTCCTTATAGAGGAAGATTGATTCCTTATGTCGGAGATAGATCATATGAACCTTGGGATATTTTAGTATTAGATGATAGGGGTGCTGATGGTTTATACAAAAAATTTGTAGGATGGTCAGAGTCAATAAATAGTCAGGTTAATAATACACACAATATGGGTGATACAGATAATTGGTTCAGTGATGGTAATGAGTTAATCCAAAATGGAACTTGGTATATAGAACAACTTGATTTAGATGAATCAAAATTAAAAAAGATACAATTAGAAGGTTGTTGGCCAGGGTTTATCAGTCCTTTGCAGTTTAATATGGCAGAAACTGGATTCAATTCATTTGCTGTAAGATTAAATTATAACTTCATTAAAATTGAAACAATTAATTCTTAATACCACATTATGAGTATATCTGCGTTTACAACTGCCTTTATCGGAGGAACACGAAAAAATAGATTTCGTGTAAATTGCAGTATTCCTTCATTTAATCCAACACCAACAAACCCCCCTGAACCAACTCCTCTGGGGGTATCGGATGCTGCGGACGGTCAATTAAGTGCATTAGGAGGATTTGACGATTTCCATGTATTAGCAGCAGCAATGCCTGCCTCCATTATAACTACAAATCCTATTGATTTTAGAGGAAGAAGAATTCTATATCCTGGAGATAGAGTTTATAGTGCCGAAGGATTTAATGTTTGGACAGTTACTATTCAAGATGATATACCAGGACAACCGCCAGATAAAGTTACAAATTTATGGAGCAGACTACATGCGTGGTCTAATGGTATAAATTCTCATGTGTTTAATACAGGAACTCCGTTTAGTAGTCCACCAATTCCTTATGAAACTACCATATCTGTCCAGCAATTAAATTTAAACGGAACTAAAGTAATAAAAGAATCTACTTTGTATGGCGCATGGCCGCAATCAATTTCACCATTAAATATGGAAATGCAAGCGAGAGATCAATATAACACTTTTGATGTTACTTTTTGTTTTAAATATACAGATTTTGTTGCTGCCGGATAATAAAAGGAAAAATAAATGTCAATAACAAACTTTACTACCAATTTTGCAGGCGGAACAAGAAAAAATAGATTTAGGGTTAGAGGAACTAATGGTACAGGGTTAGCAGCTAATTTTGTTGATAATCTTTCTCTTTTCCATATAGTAGCAGCAGCAATGCCTGCCTCCATTATAACTACAAATCCTATTGATTTTAGAGGAAGAAAAATTCTATATCCTGGAGATAGAGTTTATAGTGCCGAAGGATTTAATGTTTGGACAATAACGGTATTAGATGATAAAAACTCCACTATTAGCGGTTATAAAAATTTATGGCACGCTGCTCATGCATGGAGCGATTCTATTAATGATCATGAAACTAATCGAGGATCAGTTAGCTATTGTAATATAATTGTAGAACAGCTTTCTTTAAATGGAGAAGCCATTTCAGCCACCGAGAAGGCCATAAAAAGAGCAACACTAATAAATGCGTGGCCGCAATCAATTTCACCATTAGAAATGGAAATGCAGGCAAGAGATCAATATAATACTTTTGATATAACATTTGCATTTCATTATGTGAATTATGATACCGCTTTGGATGGATAAATAATAAGAGAAACTTTATATTATGGCATATAAACTATTTGGTTTTACTATTAGATCTAAAGACGAAGAGGATAAGTTACCTCTTCAGAATTTTACAACACCAGAAGAATTTGATGGGGCTTATACTGTCGAAGGTGCTGGTGTTTATGGAACCTTTATTGATTTTATGGGTTCCGTTAAGGATGATCAGGCATTAATCGCTCAATATAGAGCAATGTCTTTATTTCCTGAAGTGGATACGGCGATTGATGAAATTTCAAATGAATGTTTAGTTTTAGGAAATGATAAAAAGCCTGTTAAATTAGATTTATCAAAAATTTCATTTTCTGATAATGTAAAAAGTAAAATATATTATGAATTTAATAATATTTTAAAATTACTTAATTTTCAAGATAAAGGATATGAAATTTTTAGAAGATGGTATGTTGATTCAAAATTATATTATTACATTACTATAGATACAGAAAATCCTTCTGAGGGAATAAAACAACTTATTCCTCTTGATTCAACAAAAGTAAGAAAAGTAAAAAAAATACAAACAAAGAGTTCAAAACAAGATGGAAACAATATTTCTCTTATAAAGAATGTTGAAGAATTTTTCATCTATACAAACACAGATAAAAATTCAGTAATAGGAACACCAACATCAGGATTGAAGATTTCTTCTGATTCTATTGCATATTGCCATTCTGGAATGGTTGATATGAACTCTAAGAGAGTTGTTGGATATCTACACAAGGCAATTAGACCTTTAAACATGTTGCGCCAAATAGAAGACGCAATTGTAATTTATAGAATTTCTCGCGCACCTGAGAGGCGTATTTTTTATATCGATGTTGGTAATCTGCCAAAGCAAAAAGCCGAACAATATGTTCGTGAGCTTATGAATAAATACCGCAATCGTATGATTTACAACCAGACAACTGGTGAAATCAAAGATGATAGAAATCAAATGGCAATGCTTGAAGATTACTGGCTACCTCGCCGCGAAGGTGGTAGAGGAACTGAAATTTCTACCCTAGACGGGGGACAGAATCTCGGTGAATTGACCGATGTTGAATATTTCAAGAAAAAGCTCTACTACGCTTTGAATATTCCTCCCTCAAGACTTGTAGGGGAAAACGGATTCAATCTAGGAAGATCGGCTGAAATCACGCGAGATGAGGTCAAGTTCTATAAATTTATTGAAAGATTAAGAACTAAATTTGCTGAATTATTCATGCAATTATTACGAATTCAGTTAATTCTTAAAGGTATTATAACTGAAAACGATTGGGAAGATATCAGTTATAATTTAAATTTTATCTTCAACAAAGATTCTTATTTTACGGATCTAAAAGATGCAGAAATTTTATCTGCAAGGATGGAATTAGCCACTCAAATGGAGCCAATGATCGGTAAATATTATTCTTCTCTTTATATTAAGAAAAACATTTTGAAGCAAACTGAGGAAGAAATAGAACAAATGAATAAAGAAATGGCAGTTGATATTGCTCGTATAAGAGAAGAACAAATGGCTCAAATGCAAATGCAAGAAGAACAACCAGAGCAATAATATTTTATAGATAATAAAGGAAAAAAATATGAAATCAAAAGCAATAATCAATTCAATCCTAGAAGAAAATGTTATTACTGCAAAAAAATTAATAGCAGAGGATTTAGTCATAAAGCTCGGTCAAAGACTAGCTGAGGAATATATTCGTGTTGCAAAGGAAACTTTCAACGAAGAAGAAGAAGAAAAAGGAAAAAGATGGCAAGACAGTGACGGTGATGGTAAATGGTATGAAGAAGGCGAAGATGTAAATGTAGATGAAGAGGGCGAAGAAGATGAAGAGGGTGAAGAGGGTGAAGATGAAGAAGGATGCGGAGAGGATAAAGAAGAAAAAGAATGAAACTAATCACCGAAACAATTGAAGAGGTAGCATATCTAACCGAAAATGCCAACGGGGAAAAACAACATTTTATCGAAGGCGTTTTCATGCAGGCTGAACAAAAAAATAAGAATGGCAGAGTTTATCCAAAGCCAATTCTTGTTAAAGAAGCACAGCGTTATGTCACAGAATATGTAAACAAGAACCGTGCTCTCGGTGAATTGAATCACCCAACTGGACCTTCAGTTAACCTAGATCGCGTATCTCACAAGGTAACTTGGCTATACGAGAATAACAATGATTTCTACGGAAAGGCTAAGATTCTTGATACTCCATGCGGACAGATTGTAAAAAATTTAATGAATGAGGGTATTAAGCTTGGTGTTTCAACCCGTGGAATGGGTTCTTTAGAAAAGAGAGGCGGGGTCAATGTTGTTAAAGAAGACTTCATGCTTGCCGCTATCGATATCGTCGCTGATCCTTCAGCTCCAAATGCTTTCGTAAATGGAATCATGGAAGGCAGAGAATGGATCTGGGACAATGGTATTCTTAGAGAGCAGCAAATTGCGGAATACCGCGACACATTAAAGAAAACACCTTCAAGAAAACTACAAGCAGAATCTATAAAACTTTTTGCAGATTTCTTAAGAAAAATTAAATGAGATTAGATAAAAAACAATTTAATTCTTTGAATGAAGCATATTGCAATATGCAGGATAAATCTCATTTAAATGAGAGATTTGATTTAACGCAATTTTTAAAAAGAAATCCTGGATTGCAAAGATTGCTTGGATTTGCCGCGTCTGGAAGACCCGAAAAATTTCAAGCATATGTTAATGATCCAAAAATACAGGGACCAGCAGGAATTGTTGGCACAGAAATGGCGCAAGCAGCAAAAAGAAAAATGATTGCTCCATTTTTATTAGCCCCAAGAACATTAGGAAATGTTGAAGCAGATTTAGGAAGAATGAATAGATTAGAAAAACATGCACAAACACAGTATGGTGCATATAAAATTTAATTAATACTATATAAAACGGAGAAAAATATATGCCACAAGGTACACAAGTTGAACACGATATTGAAGGAAAAGGAGCATTCGATGCAGAAGGAAAGGGATTTGTTCTAGGAACAGCTTATCCTCCTGCTGAAGGATTGGCTCAAATTAACATGAAAACTATTTCTGGTCCAATGGGACAAGCAGGAATGGGTCAGCCACAAATGCAAAAACCTGTAACTAAAGAAGATTCCGAAGAGGAAGATACTTCTGACGAAGAAACAGAAGATAGTTTAAAGGAGCATTTGGCAACACTTTTTGCTAACTCAAATCTTTCAGAAGATTTTGTAGAAAAAGCAAAGACTATCTTTGTTGCCGCTGTTAATGATAGAGCAAAAGCACTATCTGTTAGTATAAATGAACATTATAACAAGAAGTATTCGTCGGCCCTATCAACTACAGTAAACGAATTAACAGAAAAGGTAGATGATTATCTAACATATGTTGTTGAAGAATGGATAAACGAAAACAAACTTCAAGTTGAAAGAGGTATTAAAGTAGAACTAGCAGAAAACTTTATATTTGGACTAAAGAAATTATTTGAAACTAATTTTATTGATGTTCCAAATGAAAAATACAATGTTCTAGATGAACTTTATACAAAAATTGAAAATCAGGAAGATAGCTTAAACGAAACAATTAAGCAAAATATTTCTCTAAAGAAGAAATTGCTTGAGTCTGCTGCTGTAGCTGCCTTTGCCCAAGAAACTCATGGTTTAGCACAAACTCAGATTGAAAAATTAGCTAATCTTGCAGAAGGAATAGAATTTGATAATGTAGAACAATTTAGAAACAAGATTCAAATTCTGAAAGAAAGTTATTTTGGAAATGTAAATAATCAATCACAATCAACTCAGAAGACAATGCCAAAGTTCTCTCAAAAGGTAGATATTCTTGACACCGTTACCGAACCTGAATTGATTTCCGAAGGAATGGACATTTACAAAAGAGCTATTAGTAGACACTTAAAGAAATAAATTTTATAAATAAAATATTAGGAGATACAAATGAGATTTGATGATACAACCCCATACGACATTTTAACTGAGAAGTGGGAGCCAGTGCTTGGTCACGATGCTCTTCCTTCCATCGAAGACACTTACAAGAAGAAGGTAACTGCTGTTCTACTTGAGAACCAAGAGCAGGCCATGCGTCAGCAGAGACTAGTTGAAGACAACACCATTGGTGGACCAATCAGCAATGTTTTCTCTGGTGCATCAACCAACATCGCTGGTTACGATCCAATACTAATCAGCCTAGTTCGTCGCGCAATGCCAAACCTCATGGCATACGACATCTGCGGCGTTCAGCCAATGACCGCTCCAACCGGGCTAATCTTTGCAATGCGTCCCAAGTATGATCCACAAGACGGTACTGGTGCTGGTGGTCGCAAAGAAGCAATGTTCCAGGAACCATTCGTACCATTCGGTGGTTCAGGTGGTACTAACGGAACAACCTTCAAGTATACTTCTTACCTTGATGGTGCTAGCTATAGCGATTCATATGGTCTATCGCTATTCGCTGGTAACACTGGTTCTACTAGACACCAAGTATTTGGAGCAGATTTTAGAGGAATGCTTGTTGGTCAAGCAGAAAATCTAGGATCAACTGACGGTAAGCCTTTCCAGGAAATGGCATTCACCATCGATAAAGTTGCTGTTCAGGCAAGAACTCGCGCTCTAAAGGCCGATTACACCACTGAACTCGCTCAGGACCTCAAGGCTGTTCACGGACTTGATGCTGAAACCGAACTCGCCAACATTCTCAGCACTGAAATTCTTGCTGAAATCAACCGCGAGGTCGTTCGTGGTATCTACCATGTCGCCAAGCTAGGCGCACAGCAGACCGATCTAAGCTCAACTGGATTCGGTGGTGGTGCATATGACCTAACTGCCGACTCAGACGGTCGTTGGTCAGCTGAACGCTTCCGTGGTCTAATGTTCCAGATTGAGCGTGAAGCCAATGTCATTGCCAAACAAACTCGTCGCGGTAAGGGCAACTTCATCATCTGCTCATCAGATGTTGCTTCAGCCCTCGCAATGGGTGGATTCCTCAACATCAGCCCTGCTCTAAATCAGCAGCTTGAAGTTGATGACACTGGTAACACCTTCGCTGGTGTACTAAACGGCAAGATGCGCGTTTACATCGATCCTT